AAACATTATATCATAATCTACATACTGCTTCAAATTGAACTCTTCGGGAATAACATTGATAAAGGCAATACAATTTTCCTTAATCAAGTTTGGTTCTTTTAAGTAAATGAATTTGATCTTATCTCCTTCATTTATAAGTTCATACTTTTTGTCTACCTGTTTTTCTTTTAGATAGAAATTATATAACAATGCTCCCCTGACGTGCATAGGTGTGCCTTGTTTGTAAATGCTACCTTTGTCTGTATATTTATTAACTCCGTTTACACCTCTGGGAAACGCAATCAATTCAGGGGTCATCTTACGATACTTAGATTCGAACTCTCTAATGTAATCTTGTAGCTGAGATTCTGTACCTATCAATGCCAATTTAACAGCAGCCTTTAAAGCATCTCGCACAGGCTCAGGTGTAGAAGATCTAACAATCTCCAATCCCATGACCTTTAACTTCGGCTCTTTATATTGAACACCTTCATTGTTATAAACATTCAAAGCATATCGTTTCTTCGCAACCCAAATACCTCGATCTGCAATAACCTCACGCTTAAAATAAATTTTTGTTTCAAACGCATTTGTGTAATCTGCAAGACCATCGCAAGCTTTATTAATTGCCTTTTCAATCTTCTCATTACAAATTTTATCTAGAATTTCTACAACCTTTTCTTTTGGTTGGTCTTTGTAAAACTTTTGAACCAATGGATCAAGTGTAATATAACAAGCATCTGTATCTGAATAGAATGAATAGACGTGATCTTTTGTACCACATACTTTATTTAAGTATTCATCTAATGCTGCACCAACTGTTTGAATAATATACTGACCTGACATAGTAATGCCTTCGGCAATATTTGCATCATAGAATCTGAAGAATTCATTACCCCATGCACCAAACAACGAATTCAATTGAATCTTACGAGCCATCTGAAAGTTATTAAACTTTGCAATCTCTTTTTGCCATTTCTTATCTTTTGTTTCTTCATATTTAGATTGAGCAGCTAACATCAACTTTTTATATTTTTGTCGATCGTCAAATAGTTTCTGAACAATCTCAGGAAACAACCCTTGCTTTTCTCTTGTATAACAAAAGCCATTTGCAGACATACACAAGTTCTTTTCTTTTAAATCATTTAAATTGTATTTGTTTTGAAGCAACTGTTCAACTGTAGTATTCTTTGTTTCTCGTTTGACCTGTGTTTCTGGAGATAAATTATACTGCATAATAATACTTGGATACAGACTTGTAGCATCAAATGACACAACCCAATCGTATTGTCCAGGTTTTGGTTCTTGAACAAACGCACCTACAATAGATCTTGCTGACAATCCTTCTCGCTGATGAACAACAATGTTCTTATTCCATAAGTGATTCCATAAGATACAATCCCACGTACGTACAGCTGAGAATACATCTACATAATTACACTTAGCATCATATGCCATTGTCAGAATCAGTTCAATTAACTTCATCTTATCTTCAAGCTGGTCAACAAGCTCTACGTCAATTACGTTATACTCGACAAATTTTTGCCAATCATTTTTATAGAAGTCTCTGAATGAAGTATACTCTGCATACGATAACTTCTCTTTACCTAATTCTACTTTGGCAATATGATCCAACTTATATGATTCTTGCGCAGAATATGTAAACTTTTTATACAGATCAAGATAATCTAAAATAGCAATACCTAGGATATCATATGTAAGTTCTGTACGATTCATGCGGGTAAACTCTTTTGCCTTTACCACACCCCAGGGTGATAGCTTACGAACATACTCATCTCCTAGAATACGGGCGATACGAGAACACAAATACGGAATATCAAAAAACTCTAGATTCCATCCTGTTAATATATGAGGGCAATTATCTTGAGTGTAAAGAACAAACTTCTGCAAAAGATCATACTCATCTCTACATTGAATATACTTGTGATTGTCTTTAGTTACATTGAAATGCTTTGTTCCAAATGTGATAAGTTCTTTGGTGTTTGCATCTTGAATTGTAATTAACAATAATTCTTCTTTTGGATCCCGTACATCAGGGAACCCAAGTTCTGCAGATGTTTCAATATCCAACGACCAAATTTTAATCTGTGCAATATCAAATTCTACTTCGCCAGGAAACGTCTTTGTAATATACTGATATGCGTAATTTGTGTTGCCAAAGATAGGAAAGTTTTCTACTTCCTTATATCGGCTGACGTAATCTTTGGCGTCGTTAATATCTGCAAATTCAATTTCTTCAAGGAAATCTCCGTATAACGATTTATGCTGAGTTTGTTTTTGCGATTTAGTATACAGGCTTGGTTTGAATTCTATTTTATCCTGTACTGTTTTGCCATTATTTACACCCCTTACTAGAATACGATTGCCATACTGATTCACGTTAGTGTAGAACTTCATTAAAAACCTTTTTAGACATAATAAATAATTGTTTCATTATAATATAAATTGCGTAAGAAGTCAATAGTTTAGGCTAAAATATAACAAAAATCTTCATATTTGCCAAGATATAAATATATGATTAGCATTGGTATTTTAACGAGCACGTTACTGCAGCGTTCGGAATACAGTAAATAATTTAAAAGGTTAACAAATGGCAGATATTATTATAACAGGTATGTCTCTTCGAGGCGGAATAACGGTTACTTTACCGCCGGCTGCGGCTACTATTGTTACAGACACATACTTTAAATATACATCTTTATTGCTATCAGGTGACGGAACTAACAATGCAACGAATTCTACATTCGTAGATAGTTCAACAAATAACTTTACCATCACACGTAACGGTAATACGACCCAAGGCACTTTATCTCCTTACACGTCTAACTGGAGTAATTACACGACGGGTGTATCTGGAACTACTAATAAAATTGATGTATCTAGCGGCTCGGCCATTGGGGGGTCAGGTGTAAGCTATACTATGGAAGGCTGGTTTTATTTTACTTCTACTGTTGTTTCGGATAATCAAAATATATTTGCTACGGGAAATAGCGTTTATCCTAATAGGTGGGTACTGGATGTGGCAGTACAGGAAACAACGCTACAATTACGTATAGTAACAGAAAGCAACGCAATTCTATTCAATGGAACTGTTGTATCTGTGCCATTAAATACCTGGGTACATTTAGCAGCTGTTAATAATAATAGTGCAAATTCTTTTACATTTTATATAAATGGAACAGCTGCAGGTTCAAGAGCGGCAGTTAATTTAACATCAACATCAACATATCAATTATTCTGCAATAGTACTGCTGCTGGCCATACCTTACCGTTTTATGTAAGTAATTTTAGGATTGTTGATGGTTCAGCAGTTTATACCTCTGATTTTACACCTTCAAGATCAAATCTAACAGCAATTTCCGGTACAAAGTTATTAACTTTTCAAAGCCCGACATTGATAGATAATTCGGGAAGCGGCACAACTTTAACCTTTAATGGTACACATTCAGCTCGCAAACCCCTACATTTTATAACCCCAGTAGGTGCGGCCTACTCAACAAGCACAATAGGTGGGTCTGCATACTTTGATGGTACTGGAGATAGACTTGATGTTGCAACTAACGCATCATTACAATTAAGTAGTTCAAACTTTACTATAGAAGCTTGGGTCTATTACACAACAGTTAATACGTACGCTCATTTCTTAGGTAAATGGAACACCGGAAGCCTAGAATATCAAATGTACATTGTTACAAGCAACGGAGATCTTATTGCAAACACATCAGATAATGGTTCTAATGCTTTAACCCTTACTGCGTCAGGTGCTACAAAAGCTAATGCTTGGAATCATATTGTTTGGACTCGCAGTGGTTCTACTGATACTCTTTATGTCAATGGTGTGTCTGTAGGGTCTAGTAACGGAATGGGGGCAATTTATAACGGAAGTTCCGCAGTTTCAATTGGTGGTCGTCAGGATAATGCTTATTATATGAATGGATATGTAGCAGGCCTACGTATTGTCAAAGGCACGGTTGTATATACTGGAACATTCACGCCACCAACCGCACCTGTTACAGCAATCACAAACACATCACTACTATTAAATTACACCAACGCAGGCATTTACGATGCCGCAATGATGAACAATTTAGAAACAGTGGGTGATACTAAAATATCTACAGTACAAAGTAAGTTTGGCGGAAGTAGTATATACTTTGATGGTACGGGTGATTACTTAACAATGCCTTCGACTACCAATTTGCAGTTTGGTACTGGTGATTTCACAATTGAATGCTGGGCATATTTTAATGTTTTATCTAATAGTCCTATGATATGGCATAAAGTTACTGCTAGTAGTGGTTGGTTTTTTGAGGTAGGAACTAACGTACTTTACTTTGGTCATGCAACTGCAAGTGCTAGCCAATACTACCAGTTAAACACTGCACTAACAACGTCTACATGGTATCACTTGGCAGTGACAAGAGTTGGAACAACTTTAAGTATATTCCTAAATGGTACAAAATACTCATCTACTGTAAGTGGTGCAGGGGTCTCTGCTGATAATTCGGCGCCTTTTATAATCGGTTCTTATCAGCCAAATAGCAGTAGCTACGATCTTAATGGGTACATAGACGACCTAAGAATAACAAAAGGTTACGCACGTTATACAAGTAACTTCTCAGTACCAACCGCAGCATTACCTACACAATAAATAATTAAAACAACAAAAAGGAGAAAAAATGTTCAACAAAAAGGTTGCCGCAATGGCACTTTTTGTTATGATGTTTGGTAGCACTTTAGCGCAAACGACAAGTGGAACCTCTAGCACAACTGGAGGAACGACAACTGGGACTACAAGTCTTATCAATCAAGGTAGTTACGACGGAGGCAAAACATTAGTAGACACCAACAGCACTTCTAATAGTGTAAGTACAGTTAATAGTAATAGTACAGCAACAAGCAACAGTAATGCAACCAGC